CACAACAAGGGGGCGGGGCCCAATCGAGAATGTCGCAAGACGAAAGAATGAAAAAGTATTTCGCTTTAATCTTAGGAGATAAAGAGAAATCAGGACAAAGAAGAGTTAGGATTCTACCTACTCCAGATGGTTCATCACCATTTAAAGAAGCTTGGTATCACGAAATCCAAGTGGGTGGTCAATGGCAGAAATTCTATGACCCAGGAAAAAACGACAACGAACGTTCACCTTTGAATGAGGTATACGAAGAGTTGATGTCAACTGGCAAAGAGTCTGACAAAGAATTGGCTAAACAATACAAATCTCGTAAGTTTTACATCGTTAAAGTAATTGACAGAGACCACGAAGAAGATGGTCCTAAGTTTTGGAGATTCAAACACAACTATAAGAATGATGGTATCTTGGATAAAATCATTCCAATTTGGAGAAACAAAGGTGATATCACCGACGCTCAAACAGGTCGTGATTTAATCATCGAGTTGGCTAAGGCAAAAACTCCAAAAGGAAAAGAATACACTACAGTATCTACTGTTATGTATGACGACCCAGCACCTGTACATTCAGAAAAAGACCAAGCTAAAGCATGGATTGAAGACGAATTAACATGGTTAGACGTATACTCTAAAAAACCTGTTGAATATCTTGAAGCTATTGCAAGAGGAGAAACTCCAAAGTGGGATTCTGAAAAAGGTGGATACGTTTATGGTGATAGTTCAGTAGAAGAAACATCTATCGGAGGAGGTACATCAAAATCCTCAGGAAAGACAGTTGACCCTCAGGCGAATGACGAACCAGATGGAGATTTACCATTCTAAATTATAACAAGGGTGGGATTCCTCCCACCCTTTAATTTTTTCATATGACATTCAAAGAAGAAATTGAATTACAATTAAGAGATAATAAAACATTATCTTATGAAATTCTAAGTCAATTAAAAGATAAAAATTACTTCTCAGGTAGAAGTAAACAAATTGGTGATACTGTTCTATTCGGTATGTTGAGAGAAGAAAGTAATGAGGAGGGGTCACCTCTATCATTAATCACCTTTCATGAAGATGAAATTGGTGAACTATTTGAGGAAGACAAACTATTCTACAACCGAAACAAACCAAACAAATTACCAAACATTAAAAGAATAGAAAATGGCAATTAAGAAAAACGATTTCGATAGTTTAAAAAAGAAGTTTTCAACTTCCGCAAAATATAAACCACAAAGATTTTTCGACTTAGGTCCTGATTTCTTAGACGCCGTTGGACTTCCAGGTCCAGCCATTGGACATTTGAATATGTTTTTGGGACACTCTGATACGGGTAAAACAACAGCATTGGTTAAGTGTGCAGCAGATGCTCAAAAGAAAAACATTCTACCTGTGTTCATTATCACAGAACAGAAATGGTCATTTGAACATGCTAAATTGATGGGATTTCAATGTGAAGAAGTTGTCGACGAAGAAACAGGTGAATTGGATTGGGACGGGTTTTATATTTTCAATAACAACTTCGACTACATCGAACAAATTACTGATTACATCAATAGTTTGTTAGATGCACAAGAAAAGGGTGAATTAGATTATAGTTTATTATTCTTGTGGGATTCCGTTGGTTCGGTTCCATGTAAGATGACATACGAAGGTAAAGGTGGTAAACAACACAACGCGTCTACATTGGCAGACAAAATTGGTATGGGTATCAACCAACGTATTTCGGGTTCACGTAAAGCCGACTCAAAATATGAAAACACTTTGGTTATCGTTAATCAACCATGGGTTGAACTTCCTGATAATCCTTTCGGTCAACCTAAAATTAAGGCTAAAGGCGGTGAAGCGATTTGGTTGAATTCATCTTTGGTATTCTTATTCGGGAATCAAAAAGGTGCTGGCACAAACAAAATTACCGCAACAAAGGACAAAAGAAGTGTAAAGTTTGCAATCAGAACAAAAGTTTCTGTATTGAAAAACCACATCAATGGATTGGGTTATGAAGATGGGAAGATTATTGTAACACCACATGGTTTCTTAGCAGGTAAAGAAGCTGCTGAAGAAAAGGCATCCATTGAGGCTTACAAAAAAGAATACGCTGATTATTGGAAAGATATTATCGGTTCCGATGGTGAGTTTACATTGAAAGAAGAAAAAGAAGATTAGTATATTGTTTCACATTTAAATCACAGATTGTGATTAAGACATTATTAGTAGACGGAGACAATCTGTTTAAAATAGGATTTCACGGAGTAAAAGAGTTGTATAATGGTGGAGACCACTTAGGTGGAATCTACCATTTTATCAACATCTTGAGAAAATTCTTGGAGGAACATAACCACGATAAGGTTGTGGTCTTTTGGGATGGGGACTCCAATTCATCTATCAGGAAATCCATTTACCCACAATACAAGGCGAATCGTAGACAAGATATGAATGAGTATAAATACGAATCATATCTTCAACAAAAAGCTCGAGTTAAACAATACCTCGAAGAGATATTCGTACGCCAAGTTGAGATGGTTAATAATGAGGCTGACGACCTAATTGCCTATTATACAAAGATTTCTACTGATGAACAGATAATAATCTTTTCTGCAGATAAAGACCTTACACAACTTATATCCGAACGAGTAACCATATATTCCCCAACCTCTAAACAATATTTCAAGAATGGGGATAAGATTACTATCAATAAGGTTGATATACTACATACAAACGTTTTGTTAACCAAAATCCTAACAGGAGACAAGTCCGACAATATTGATGGAATAGAACTCTTGGGAGAAAAAACTTTGGTTAAATTATTCCCCGAATTGTTGGAAAAATCATGCACTATCGAAGAAATACTCGATATTGCACGAAATAACCAGCAAAAGAAAAAACCAAAAGCTTTGGAGAATATTTTGACAGGACGTACAAAATTTGGTATACTTGGTGAACAGTTCTACCAAACGAACAAAAAGATTGTGGACTTACACAATCCGTTGATTACCGATGATGGTAAAGAGTTGGTAGAACAAATTCATACCGATACTATCGACCCCACAGACAGAGGATATAAGAACTTGATGAGAATGATGATGGAGGACGGTCTCTTCAAGTATCTACCCAAAAACGATGAAGCTTGGGTTAATTTCCTCCGACCATTTATGAAACTAACAAGAAAAGAAAAAAGAAACACAAACAAAAATTAAAACAAAATTATGAAAGAGCAAGACAGCACTAAAATGGAATTCCTTTTGACCTTGAACGATAACATCGTGGTTCAAAGATTTTTCAATGTTAGAGGTTTCAATCCAAAGGCTAAAAACTCTATGGAGTTGTATGAATTAGTAAGTCACATTAAAGAGGAGTTACAGTATCATCTCAAAATGAAGACGGTTGTTTATATGATGGACAACAGAGATTCAATTACAAACGACCCATCAGTTATGAATACATCATACACTGAAGGACCAGAGGTTTTTAACATTTATGTTAAGGTTGGAGACACGACAATTTGTCATAGAATTTTCGACGGAAAATTTTTCCCACCAAAAGTTCGTTATACAGTTGACGTACGACCATTTTTAAAAGAGATTCTTCGTGAACTAACTGACATTTTTTCAACAACCAAATTAACTTACCAATATTTAGAATTTGACCTTAGCAAGTAAGTATTTAATAATACGGGGGGTATAGAATATTATTTATGAATAAAAATTTCGATTATTTAGGGAACACTTTTCAGATTCAGTTACTTAATCAAATCGTGGTAGACAAGGATTTTTCATCGTCTATTATCGATGTTATCGAGTCACAGTATTTCGATAACAAGTATTTCAAAATCATCTTACAGATGATTAAGGAATACTATGTTAAGTATGAATCTACGCCCAACTTCGATACCCTTGAGCAGATTATTAAATCCGAGGTTTCTCAAGAAATGGTTGCTAAGATTGTGCTAGACACATTGAAGCAAGTTAAAGACGCACCATTTGAAGGAACTCAATTTGTCCAAGAAAAGGCTTTGAAATTCTGTAAACAACAAGAACTTCAAAAGGCGATGGACAAGGCTCAAAAAATTATCACCCAAGGTGATTTTGAATCTTACGATAAAGTTGAGGGTTTGGTTAGAGAGGCATTACAAGTTGGTGAAATAGACAAGGGTCAGACAGATATCTTCTGTGGTTTAGATACAGTGTTGGATGAGGACTATAGACATCCTATTCCGATGGGTATACCAGGTATTGATAGATTGTTGAAGGGTGGTTTAGCAAAGGGTGAGATTGGGGTTATATTAGCTCCTACAGGGGTTGGTAAAACAACTATCTTGACTAAGATTGCTAATACCGCATTCAATATGGGGTACAATGTTTTACAAGTATTCTTTGAGGACAATCCTAAGATTGTTCAAAGAAAGCACTTCACTATTTGGACAGGTATTGCTCCTGATGAGTTAGCTCATCATAGAGAAGAGGTTATGGGTAAAATAACTGAAATTCAAGAAACAATGAAAAACAAATTGATTCTTAAAAAGTTAGCCTCCGATACCATGACTATGAATCAACTTAAGAACCAAGTTAGAAAGATGATTGCAGACGGAAACAAAATTGATATGATTATGTTAGATTATATCGATTGTGTACTTCCTGAATCATCAAGTAAAGACGAATGGAAAGCTGAGGGTTCTGTAATGAGAGGATTCGAAGCTATGTGTCACGAATTGAATTTAGTTGGTTGGACTGCAACCCAAGGTAATAGAAGTTCTATTTCATCTGAGGTTGTAACGACAGACCAAATGGGAGGTTCAATTAAAAAGGCACAAGTTGGACACGTTATTATTACCGTGGCAAAAACACTTCAACAAAAAGAAATGAATTTAGCAACAATAGCCATTACAAAATCACGTCTTGGTAAAGACGGAGTTGTATTTGAAAACTGCAAATTCAACAATGAACTTCTTGAAATCGACACAGAAAGCTCGGTTACCTTCCTTGGATTCGAGGAACAACAAGAAGAAAGAAAGAGAGATAGAGTTAAAGAACTTATGGAGAAAAGAAAGGCAAAAGAAGAAGCCCAAAAATCTCAAAATAACGTTTAATTAAATATCTACTTTTTCTCAAAAAAACTTATTTTTTTTTAAAAATAATTGTGGTGAATAACCACACAACCGCATATTTATCATTAAAATCGAGGATTTTTGATAAAAAAAACAATTACTTAAAAACAAAAAAATGGACATTTCAAACAGAATTTTATCGGACATTACAGTGTACATGAAGTACGCCAAGTATATTCCTGAATTGAAAAGAAGAGAAACGTGGCAAGAACTTGTCACAAGAAACATGGAGATGCATATCAAGCAATACCCTAAATTAGAAAAGGAGATTCGTGAGAACTATATGTATGTCTACAAAAAACAAGTTTTACCATCAATGAGGTCAATGCAGTTTGCAGGTAAACCTATTGAAATTTCACCAAACAGAATTTATAACTGTGCCTTTGCACCAATTGATGATTGGAGAGTATTCTCTGAAATCATGTTCCTACTTTTGGGTGGAACAGGAGTTGGATACTCAGTTCAAAAACATCATGTGGATGCATTACCTGAAATTAGAAAACCTAACAAAGAAAGAGGAAGACGTTGGTTAGTTGCTGACTCAATCGAGGGATGGGCTGACGCTGTTAAAGTGTTGGTTAAATCTTATTTCTTCGGAGGTTCTCACATTCAATTCGACTTTAGTGATATTAGAGCAAAAGGAGCAAGATTGGTTACATCAGGAGGTAAAGCACCTGGTCCTCAACCATTAAAAGAGTGTCTTATCAAAATCGAAGGGATTTTAGATTCTAAAGAAGATGGTGAAAAACTAAGAGCAATCGAAGTACATGATGTGGTTTGTCATATTGCAGACGCAGTACTTGCAGGTGGTATCAGAAGAGCTGCACTTATTTCATTATTCTCGGCAACAGACGACGAGATGATTGGATGTAAGAGCGGAGCTTGGTGGGAAACAAATCCACAAAGAGGTAGAGCTAATAACTCAGCGGTTCTAATGAGACATAAGATTGAGAAAGATTATTTCATGGACCTATGGAAAAGAATTGAAGTTAGTGGAGCAGGAGAACCTGGTATCTACTTAAGTAACGATAAAGATTGGGGAACTAACCCATGTTGTGAAATTGGACTTAGACCATTCCAATTCTGTAACTTGACTGAGGTTAACGTATCTAATGTTGTATCTCAAGAAGATTACGAAGATAGAGTTAGAGCGGCTACGTTCATTGGAACACTTCAGGCTGGTTATACTAACTTCCACTACCTTAGACCAATTTGGCAAAGAACAACTGAGAAAGACGCATTGATTGGTATTTCAATGACAGGTATTGGTTCAGGTGCTGTTCTTGGATTGAATATGAAAGCGGCGGCTAAAGTTGTTAAAGAAGAAAACAAAAGAGTTGCTGACTTACTTAATATTAATCCTGCAGCTAGAACAACAACTGTTAAACCAGCTGGAACAACATCACTTACTTTGGGAACATCAAGTGGTATTCACGCATGGCATAACGATTATTACATCAGAAGAGTAAGGGTTGGTAAGAATGAGGCAATATATACACACCTTAAAGAAAACCATCCTGAATTAGTTGAAGATGAATACTTCAGACCACACGATACTGCGGTAATTGGTATTCCACAAAAGTCACCTGAGGGTTCAATCTTAAGAAATGAATCTCCAATTCAACTTCTTGAAAGAGTTAAAAAAATTCAACAAGAGTGGGTTAGACCAGGTCACAGAAGTGGTTCAAATGCTCACAACGTATCAGCGACAGTTTCTATTCGTGAACACGAGTGGCCAGCGGTTGGTGAGTGGATGTGGGAAAACAAAGAACACTATAATGGATTATCGGTTCTACCATATGATGGAGGAACATATATTCAAGCACCATTCGAAGATTGTACTAAAGAAAAGTACGAAGAGTTGATGAAAACATTACATGACGTAGATTTGTCAAAAATTGTAGAATTAGATGATGATACAGATTTGAGTGGAGAAGCGGCATGTGCTGGTGGAGCTTGTGAAGTAAAATTCGTATAAAAAATGAATCACATTAATAATGAAAGGGAGAAGCCTAAAAACCTTCTCCCTTCTGATTTTTATTATAACGACAAGGGATTAATTGTCTTGAGTGAAGCTTTTCACATTAATAGAGGATATTGTTGTGGAAACCGATGTATGAATTGTCCGTACGAACCAAAATATCAAAAAGGTAATACCTATTTAGTAAAAAAATAATCCAAGTATATTTATGGGATATGGCAGAAGGAGTTACATATGGTTTAAATTTTCCCTTTAGAGATTCAAGACGAGGTGATTACTTGGAGCTAACTGAATTAGAGGCTCAAGAAATCAAGGCTGACTTGATACATCTTTTATTGACGAGAAAAGGTAGTAGATATTTTTTACCTGATTTTGGAACCAGATTATATGAGTTTTTATTTGAACCATTTGATGGTCTAACTTTTGACGCGATACAATCTGATATTAGGGATTCGGTTCAGAGATATATGCCAAACTTATTATTGAATCAAATATCAATTACACCCGCAGACCCAATGGAAGAGGTGGATACCATGTTAGGTGAAAATACTGTGGGAACAAGTGAATCTCCAATATACCGATTTCCAGGAAAAGGTACCTCTGAGTACACTGCAAAAATCAGAATAGATTATTCAAATAATAGAACAACTTTCGCTCAGAGTGATTTTGTTATAATTAATATTTAATATAGATGGCAAATCGTAAAATTTCATATACTACCAGAGATTATCAAGGAATAAGAACTGAATTACTTAACTACGTTAGAACGTACTATCCTGAATTAATTCAGGATTTTAATGACGCTTCAGTATTCTCTGTGTTTATAGATTTGAATGCTGCGATTGCTGATAACTTACATTACCATATAGATAGAAGTATTCAAGAAACGGTACTTCAATATGCACAGCAAAGGTCATCAATATATAATATCGCCAGAACATATGGGTTGAAATTGCCAGGACAAAGACCATCTGTTTCGTTGGTAGATTTTTCAATCACAGTTCCTGCATTTGGTGACAAAGAAGATGAAAGATATCTTGGTGTGTTAGCAAGAGGTTCTCAAGTTTCAGGAGCGGGTATTATTTTTGAAAACATTTATGATGTCGATTTCACATCACCATACAATGCTCAAGGATTTCCTAACAGATTAAAAATTCCTAACTTCAATGCTAATAACGTTTTAGTAAATTATACAATAACAAAGAGAGAATTAGTTGTTAATGGTATTACTAAAGTATTCAAAAGAGTTATCACACCAAACGATGTTAAACCATTCTTTGAATTATTCCTACCCGAGAAAAATGTTTTAGGTATTACAAGTGTCTTACTTAAGAGTGGTACTGAGTATACAAACATACCAACAACTGCAGAATTTTTAGGAGCGTCAAACAAATGGTACGAAGTAGATGCGTTAGCCGAAGACAGAGTGTTCATCGAGGACCCAACTAAAGTTTCTGACCAACCAGGTATTAAAGTAGGAAGATATATACAAACACAAAATAGATTTATTACTGAATATACTCCAGAAGGATTCAAAAAAATGACATTTGGTGGTGGAACAAATACTGCACAAGATGCGTTGAATCAATTTACTACCTTAGGTGCGACTTTGGACCTACAAAGATATTCTAATAACATATCTTTAGGTTCCGCTTTAATTCCAAACTCAACCTTATTCATCCAATATAGAGTTGGTGGAGGATTGGGAACTAACTTAGGAACTAATGTTATTAATCAGATTGGTACTGTTTCATTCTTTGTAAATGGTCCATCTGAACTTACAAACTCATCTGTTGTTAATTCTTTAAGATGTAATAACGTAACAGCCGCAATTGGTGGGGCGGGATTACCATCGTTAGAAGAAATTAGAAACTACGTATCATTTAACTTCTCAGCTCAGAAAAGAGCGGTTACGGTTCAAGATTATGAGTCAATCATTAGAAACATGCCATCAGAGTTCGGAGCACCCGCAAAGGTTTCAATCACTGAAGATAATAATAAAATATTGATTCAGTTATTGTCTTACGATACTTCAGGTAAATTAACTAACATAGTATCTAATACCTTAAGACAAAATGTTGCTACATATCTTTCTAACTATAGAATGATGAATGATTACATTTCAATACTTACTGCTGAGGTTATTGACTTAAGCGTTGAAGTATCAATTGTATTGGATTCAGCCCAGAATTCAGGACAAGTTATTACAGACGTTGTTGATAGAATATCAACTTATTTTGACCCACAAATTAGAGAATTAGGTCAGAATGTTTATTTATCTGAACTTCAAAGTATTGTTCAAAATCAAAACGGGGTATTGACAGTTGCGGGGATTAAAGTATTCAATAATGTTGGTGGACAATATTCTTCAGCCGAAACATCAATGCAGTATTCGGACCCTGAGACAAGACAAATTGCACCAGTGGACGATACAATTTTTGCTCAACCGTCACAAGTATACCAAATAAGATATCCAAACAAAGATATTAAAGTTTCGGTTAAAAACTTCCAATCTATTACATTTACTTAATAGGTTTATTCTCACACCGATTGGTTTATAATTTATAATGTGTGTATCTGAACTTTAAAAATTACACATAAACTATTTATAAACTAAAGGCATTACATGGGTGATTCATATAGAATTAAGACTGAACTTGGTATTAATAAATCAATTAATGTTCAATTAGACCAAGAATTCGAATTCTTAGAAATTTTATCTCTTAAAATACAACAAACAGACATATACTCAAGAAGTTGTGCTGATTATGGTGTTTTAGTTGGTAGGGTTACTGCGAACAATGGATTTGGAATCCCAAATGCAAGGGTATCTATTTTTATACCAATCGAACAAATAGATGAATCAAACCCACTTATTACAAGTATCTATCCATACAAATCTCCAAACGATAAAAATAACGATGGGTATAGATACAATTTATTACCTTATGAGCAATCTTACTCAAAACACGCCTCAACAGGAACTCTTCCATCACGAACAGATGTTTTAACAGGAAGTACTGCGGTAGAAATTTACGACAAATATTATAGGTTTACAACAAAAACAAATGATAGTGGTGACTACATGATTATGGGAGTTCCACTTGGAGACCAAACAGTGGTTATGGATGTGGACCTATCAGATATTGGTGAATTTTCACTCACGCCACAAGATTTAATTAGGATTGGATTAGCAACTGAAGCCCAAGTTGCGGGAAATAGATTCAGAACATCAAACGATTTGAATTCTTTACCACAGTTAGTTAATTTAACTAAGAACGCGGAGATATCACCATTATGGGGGGACCCGGAGATTTGTCAACTATCAATCAATAGATTAGATTTTGATTTGAGGGATGACGCAAATGTTGACATACAACCAACAGCAGTGTTTATGGGTTCTATGTTTTCATCACCAGACAACACCAGAATTAGAAAAAATTGTAGACCAAAGGATAATATGGGTAATCTTTGTGGGTTAACATCGAGTCCTGGCCAAATATTGGCGATTAGACAAACAGTCCAACAAGATGAGGACGGAAATCCTGTACTTGAAGTACATGAGTTAGAACAGGCGGGAAATGTTATTGATGGTAGTGGTACTTGGTTAACGGAATTACCGATGAACTTGGACTACTTTATTACGAATGAATTTGGAGAAAAGGTGTTATCTAACGACCCAACAGTTGGTATACCAACAAAGGCAAAGTATAGATTCAAAGTTAAGTGGACTCAGCCAAATGATTTGACCATTCAAACTAGAAGAGCTTATTATTTAGTTCCAAACGTAAAAGAATATGGATGGACTACGTCATCTTCGGACCCAACGTTTTCGGTTAATCAAAATACATTAAAACAACAACAAAGTTCGTATTATTTTGGTTTAGCGTGGAGTGGTTATACTGATGGATTCACTGGAACAAAAAGAATAGAAAGATTGAATGAAATTATAGATTGTGAAGACACTTTCTATGAGTTTCAATACAATCGAATTTACACAGTATCATCATTGATTGACCAATTCAAGAAAGGCGGGAAGGGTAGATTTATTGGCATCAAAGAAATTGATGATAACGACTGTGAAAGTACGATAAATAAATTTCCAGTAAACGACGGGTTCAGAAACTTCGACTTTTTGTTTTTCTTATTCTCAATTCTGATGGTTATCATACAACCAGTTGCGTTGATTTTATTAATTTCTGCACACCTATTAATTTTTTTATATAACTTATTTATTACCGCTATATGTTTAATTTGTGATGTAGAAATACCTATAATCAAAGTTAGACCATTCGGTTTTATTTGCAGGTCGTTGAGAATAAATTGTGGTAAGAAAGATTTTACTATTAGATTACCAATGATAACATATCCTGATTGCCAAGCTTGTGAATGTAAACAAGATATAAAAACTGTACCAAACAGACAAGCTGGTTTGTCTGCAACAGGAGTGCTTTCATATCTATCTTCACCCATTTATTATGAAACATTATTGTCGGGTACCTATTTTTCTGCGGATACTGAAAACGCGACATCATATTCAATTATTAGTTCACAAAGTATTGCTGGTTTCAATGGGTTAGCACAACTTGGGGATACAACAAGATATAAAATACCATTATCACAAGAAATCACAATTGCGAACGGAGGTAGAAGAATTGCAAATTCATTTGATTTACCAATCGGAGAAAGAGTTAATATTTTTAATCAAAGAAAAAGTTATTTTACAGGTCAAAATAAGATAAAGGTAAGTTTTGCGAAAAATTCAAACATTGGAAAACACCATTATGATAATACTATAACAGTATTATCTCAGGAACAATTTCAATCAGG